CACGTGATGGTAAATCCATAAGACCAAGTGCATATTCACCAGCACTCTTAGTTCCTTCCCATGCACCACCTTCGTCAGTCAACTGTCTATTAACAGCTTCTCTACCAAATGCTAATTCAGAAGCCATTCTACCAGCTCCCTTACGAATCATCTTAGCTTTCTTAGGATTGTTAGGGTCATTAAATTCTACTCTCTCTACATTGGTAGGGATCTTACTATAAAAACGCTCAGACGCTAATCTACGAGCTTCTGGTGACGTAATATTAGATTCACCTAACATAACTGATTGTAAACCTAAAATACCTTGCTTGGTATTTGGATTCAATGACATAACATATGCCATAGCATCTTGATCAGGTGTTGATGCAACTTCTTGAACGGGTGCCATAGGAGCAGGAGCACTTTCACTCCCTACTTCTTCAAATGGTTTTGTTGGGTCAAATGGTATTTCTTCAAATGGTTGTGTTGGGTCAAATGGCATTATTTAATCTCCTTATAAGTACTGGTAGCTTTACCATTCTTATATAATACTCTATACTTTCTTCCACCTTGACTAACTACTCTCCAATCCTGTCTAGGTTTTGGTGGTGGTTTAGGTACATCGGCAGTGTCACTGTCAGTGTCACTGTCAGTGTTTATATTATTACTCTCACCAATTTTACCTGGAAGTTTGTCAATATACATTTGTCCATATAATAGACTTTTGAAACGCTTCTTATCTAACAGAGTTTCCATATCATCATCACCAATTGTATCGCCATATTCAGCTTTCAATTGATCTTTGATATTAGTGAAGTATGTACCTTGACCTTTTTCAATAGAGTCTTTACCAGCAGATAATGGATCAATTAATGCATTATATAGATTAATAAGTTCCTTAACATCAGTCTGACTAACTGAAGTAGGTTTAAAGTCATTTTCATTGTTTGCACCTGTATTGTACAACAATGAACTAAAACCACTTGTAACTGAATTATATTGACCACGTAGTGTATTAGCTATGTCAGAACCAAGGAATGCATCAGCTTCACCTTGCATAACAGCAGAGTTTGGCTCAAGCATTTTATTAATTGCTTTCAACATTGCCTGATATGATGATACTGGAACATTCTCTTTACCCTTAACAGTTTTGTAAGCAGCCTTGAATGCCTTAGCATTCTTAGCAGCTTCATTAAAGTTCTTAGTGACATTCTTACGAGTATCTATATATCCTTTAGTGTAATCTTTGATTGATTTAGACATATCATTTTTGATCTTAGTAGTTTCACGTTTCTCTTGTCCAATCGCTTTCTCACGTTTGAATTCAGAAGGTGCTTTATACTCTTTACCACTAAACTGTTGGAAATCACGTGCAGCAGCATTTAATGCCATTGCAGCTTCAGTATGTTCTTTAGATCCTTCCTTAGATGAATTCATTATATTCCATGCTTCATCAGCAATAGCTTGTGCATCATTTGCTTTACGTCTATTTTCTTGCTTCATTAAGAAGTTAGCAGTAGCACCTTTGTTATTGGTGTAACCTAATTCACGTAATGCAGCATCTTCATCCACGTCACCTAAACGAGAAAGTAGACCTTCTCTAATATCATCACCTTCTACATAACCAGCTTTAACTGCTGCGTCATAAATAGCCTTTTCTTTTTCATATGCAGCTAGTTCAGCTTTATATTCAGCTTCTTCATCACCATATGAATCATAAGGTTGTGTATATTCAGCTTGAGCTGCTCGTACACCTTCAATTTGATCAATACCTTGTTGAGGTACATTGTCAAATAACCCAGTGTCAATAGCACGTTGAATATCTTCTTCACGTTGAATCAGTGGTGCAAGTTGACTTTTAGCAAACGAACCATCATCTTCAAATCGAGATAACTCATCCATGTATTGACCTGCTGCATATGGATCATATTTAGCATCAGCACCGATATTCATACCAGATAAAACAAAATCATCAGCTTGAGAACCTTCTTGACCACCATATAGTGATTTCATATTATTGAAATATGGATCAACTGGTGCAACATCTAATGTTTGTTCATATTCAAATTTAGGTGGAGCAATAGGTGCACCTGGTGCAACCTTAATGTCTGGATACATTTGTTCAAACATCTTTTTACGGATTAGATCATCAAACGCAGCTCTCTTTTCTTTATTACCATAGTAACCACCAATTGCAGCACCTGTTCCAGCTAAGTTGCTGAAGTCAGGTAATCTGAACTGAAGACCATAGTCTTGAAATGTATTTCTTATCATATTAATTCCTATTATTTGTTACGGTTTTGTACATATGCATTGGCTAGATTACCACCAAGTCCAATTAAACCACTACCAAGACTACCTAATGTTTGTCCCCATACTTGACCACCAACACCAGCAGCAGATGAAGGTGCAGTACCAGCTAGATTACCACCATAGTTCTGTGCGAAATCACGAGTAGCACCAGCTTGTTGACCAATAGCACCCATACCAATGTTAGCGATATCACCAGCTTGTGAATAACGTCTTGCAGCATCTTGTACACGTTTACTATACATGTCTTGTTCTTTACCATATTGTGCTTCACGATCTGATATCATACGTTGATAAGCATCTGCATAACCCATTTCACCAATCTTTTGTGAACGGTCAGCAATTTCTTTCTGAGCAGCACCTGATAATAGTGAACCACTAGCTGCAGCACCGGATTGTACAGCGTCAGTAGCTAATTGTTGTTGATATGCAATAGATGGATCTAGGAAGTCTTCTACTTGACCAGTGTAATTGAATTCTTCAATAGGTACACCATAATCTTGTTGAAGTGCATTGACTCCTTGACCTGCTAGACCAGTAAATGGCTGATAAAGTGCATTTACATCTGACTGTGCAGTTCCGTATATACCTTTAAGGTCACTTCGTAATTGTTGGTTTAATCTATTTTGAGCAGCAATCTGTGCTTTCATCGCATCGGATTGTTGATTTGCACCAAACAAATTCATACCTGTTCCAATTATAGAAGTACCGGCTGCAAGTGTTAATGGGTCGATCATTTTAATTCTCCTGTATATTATGTGTTTATAATATTTTTACTTTTAATACTGTTTCTTTGTTAATATTTTACCTTGGATGATTATTTTATTGTTAGTCACTAGATCAGGTAACTCGATAGTTAAATCCTTGCAATATGCACCATTAACTAAAGTTGGACCATCCCATACTTGTAAATAACCTTCTTCCATTGTAAAATCACCTCTACCGTTTTCTATATCTAATAACATAGATGAGTTAGAGAATGTTGCACCATTTTCCCAAACAAATGAGAATGATAGTTCACGACCTTGGTATGATGTAATCTCACGTGATGGTATATCATTTAGATTCACTTTATTTAGGTTACGTAAACTCATCTCCCACTTACCATTTAATCCATCACCTAATTGGGAGAAGAATAACTCCCATTCACGTGATACATTATTAGCTGTTAGAAATGGCTTATTAATTGGTGTTTCATTTAATATTGGCATTATCTATTCCTTGATATATCCATTAAGATTCTAGCACCAATGATGACACACTTAACTGGATCAGATATTTTAAACTTATAGACACGTTCTGAACTTCTTCCTAGATTTCTCCAACGACATTTAGAACGATATTGTCCAATTTTACCCATTGATGTCCAACGCTCACTAGAGAATGTATGACCACCATCATCACTATATTGTAACATGATCTGTGGATTCTCACCTTGGTTAGTTTGGATACCAGTAGCAGGTAAACCGAATTGGATACCAACACCCGTTTCTAAATCAATTTGGAAATCTTTATGGAAACACTCTCTATAATCTTGATAATAAACTGGTGATGTAAATTCTCTTACAATTGGTCTACCATCATATTCAGTATACTTATCTAGATCAAGTGTAAATAAACGAGCTGTTTCACCTGATGCTGCAACCACTTTACCAAAAGCTGTTACTGCAAATAATGGTTCCCAATTCTTTTGCTTATTACTATTCTTGTCTTTAGTTGAAGCTTCTGACCACATACCTGATGTTAGATCATACTTCCAAGTACGTTGAGCTGTTAAGAAAGTACATACAAGCCATGTATGACCCTCTTGCTGATATGTGAAGAATACGGCATCACTTGTGACACCTAACTTACCTAATTGATATTCAAGAGCATGATTAGATATTCTACGTGCTGCATAACCATCACTCATATAAATGATATTTGTACCAGCCGTTGATGAACCTAACCAAAATACTTTACCTGCAATGTCAACACTTGAATTAGGTGCAGCACAACCAATATCTGTAGATGAACCACCTACTTTAGAGTAAGGAAGATCCGGGTTAGAATCAATACGCCATACTTCATATGAACGTGGACCAAATACCCAAAGCTCACCATCAATTACTTCAATAGTATTAATTGGGTCAGCACTTGACTCACCAGATGCGAAACCTAGTGGATTAATTGTAGTGGCATCAAGAATATCAGTCCAAAAGAACTTATTTCTATTGTCATTGTCACTATCGTTATTTGTTATAATGATACGTTGGTTAAGAAACTTAACTTTAATTGGATTTTCAAACCCTGCTTGTGCATCAGTATCTATAATCTGTGATGTATCTGTTGCTAAATCTAGTACATAATACTGTAAGCCATCAACTATTACTAGTGATCGACCATCATCTGCCATTGATACGAAATTAGGTGAGTCACCTAGCTTCTGACCAACGTTATTCCATGTACCATTACCAAAGAACTCATAAACAGTATCTGCAAATACACCAAATAAACGTCCAGTTGCTGTGATATGTATACCACGACAAGCTGTATTCTCAGGAATTCCTGTAATTGGTGATTCACCTGTTGCATTTACGTTACCAATGTTAATAACATCAGTTTCAGTATTATTTACTGTCTGATATGTGAATGTATTAGGACCAACAATAAAAGATATAACCACTTCTAATTGATTATATCTAGTATTACCATTCTCTAAATCTTCTGGTGATGCAGTTCCTTCAATATTAATTACTTGACCTATTGAATAACCATGTGGTTGAGATGTGATGACAGTAACTACATTAGGTGTAGAACCATCACCAGCAATTGAAGCAATCTCTACATCTTGTAGTAATTGTCTAGTAAAAGTGGTAGTACCCGGAGTACCTACCAATATTACACCAGCTTTAGTCTTTGAGTCAGGTATCTGTGGATACAAATTAAGAGCACGTGTACTAGATACATCTCTAGAACGTGACTCATAACTTTCTGATATAAAATCTACAATTGGCATTAGCGTCTCCCGTAAGTAGAGTTGGTATATATGTCATACTTACCACGATTATTAATAGCTGAACCACTATTTAACAACCTAGGTTTTGCATGTAATCTCTTCACCTTCTTTTTAGCATCTGTTGCTAGTTTCTTAAGTAATTGAACTTTATCTAAATAACCATTGATAATTGCTGCACGTACTGCTAGTTCATATTCTAATGCTGGTATATAACCATTTGGTAAATTAAGTTCATCATTGATTTCATATGGACCTAACTGATCTTGTACAGTGATATTGAAAGTACTTGTATTACTCATTGGATATAACTCAATAGTACCAATTGGATAGTCAGTACGATAACTTGCATATGAAGGATATGTACTCGTTTGTTGAGTGAGTCTTACTGAATTATCATATGTATCAATGTCAATGATATTTAATGGTACATATCGGTTATCTGTTAAGTAAGCAACCGATTCAATAATATTAGGACGTTCAGCTAAAATATCTACATTTGTAAATGTCCCTTCAAGTGTATTTAGATTGAATGTACTAATAGATAATGTTTGGTCAGGGGTTATGTCAGGTGCTGTAAAAGATGGTCCAGGAGGGACATTAGAATAGATACCACCGTCTGATCCAACTAATATACCTGCATTCATTGTAGATATACCCGGAACTAGGATTTCTTCACCAGTATCTAGAGTAATTACTGCATCTTGGAATGTTGGAATTGTACCTACAGAATTAACTGTATTTATTAAACCTGTTATTGTACCACTTATATAAGTATTTGATACACCAGCGTTATTCAACTGGTTAATACCAATTGTAATGTTGGAATCAGTAATACTATCAACTGTATATGATTTCTTAGTGACGGGGAAGTATTCTTCGGTATTGAACTCTTCTACAATGTGATTTAATTGTCTTAATAGACTAGATATCTCATTTGGTTCAAATGTTGCAAAGATATCTGTAATACCTGCTGTAACACCAGCGTCTTGAATTAATTGTCTAGCACTCTTAGCCATTATTTTTCCTCAGTTTTAGTAGATTTCTTCACTTTCTTGCTAGAGTCCTTGCATTTACATTTCTTAAGTTCTTTCTCAAGTAACTTAATCTTCTCATGTAATTCCTCATTCTCAAGTGCCGAGAAGCCACCTTTTAATTTAATTTCTTCCAATTTAATGTTACGTTCACGTAGTAGAGTGAAATACTTTGGATCATCGCCATACTTTCTGTAGAAATGCTCGTGATTCAGTTGTAAGTCGTCTATTGTTAACATATTTTATTCTCCAGTTCGTTTCTATACTATGTGTTTATATAAAAACAAATAGGAGATGGAAAAAAATTTCCATCTCCTTTTATATTTGAAGTAAGTAGGGGAGATATACTCCCCATTTAATTATCCTTGAACTACAGTACAAGCGTATTCAGGTCTGATTACTTTGCTACCGAAAAGGATATCGAAACGAGTTGGGTAACTGTTTGTATTGATATCATAATCACGGATACAACGTAGTGATAGACCTTCATATGATTTACGTTCTGCCATATCAGTACCCTTTGGAAGAGTAAGGTTAGGAGATACGAAAGCCATGAAGTTCTTGTGGAATGCTAGAGACTTCTTTTTACCTTCAGCAATGATAGTCAATGCAGTAGGAGCAGAAGCAACGTTTTGACGTGCATCAGTATTATCAGATACGATTGGAGATGCAGTTTCGATAACACCAGCACCAGCACCGTCTAGAGTAACCTCAGATTGAACAACGATATGAGCAGTTTGACCAGCAAATGTCTTTTTGTTCTGTGGGTGTACTAGATCAACACCTAGTGAGAATTGTGCACCAGCAGGGATTACTTCAGCAGCAGCACCACCAGATACAGTGATTAGGTTACCATTGATAGCATCAATAGTCAAAACGTCAGTAGTAACTGTCGCAGTTAATGGGATACGTGAAGATTGGTACCAAGTTGCACCAGCAGTTTTACCAAGTTTACCTTCTTTATACTGTTTAGAGATTTCATCAGCAGATTGGAATAGTCCTTTCAACTCGTCAATCACGTCAACTTGCATAAGAGTATCAACAAGGATACAACGCATTGAGTCACGTGGAGTAGTAAGATTGTCAAGGAATGCTTGAGCTTTTAGGTAGTCTTTGTATACCGCTTCACCTGATCCACCAGAACCATTAACGATTGAGAATCCACCAGCAGTTTCTAGTACAGTAGACTCAACTAGGTCAGCAAGAGTTGCCATAGCTGGTTCAATAACGTTTTGTGAGAAATCATTTACATCAAGAGTCATCTCAACGTCAGTGAATTCTACGTCAACACCTTTAAGTTGATCAACAACTAGTGCTACAGATTGCTCAACGTGATCTTCAACTGCAAGAGCAGCACCAGAACGACCTTTGTATTGTGCAGGTTTACGGATTGCTACAGTTTCACCCACTTTATAATCTTTAGTGAATTCTGACTCATAGCCATTAAAAATATTAGTTACGAAGTTAAGCTTCTCAGCAAGAATTGCTACTGCTTCACGAGTAATCCAATCAGGGGTTAGAATTGTGTTTGCCATTTTATTTATTTCCTATATTTAAATGAACTTTGTTATCTATTTCTTTGTGATGCTCGCCAATTAGCCCATTCCTTCATATTCATTTTAGATGGGTCAGCACTACGAGTAGTTGATGATCCATGAACATCTGGTGTTGGAGCTGCCTGGGAGACAGGGTTTTTAATCTTGTTTTCTAAATTGAAAACTGTCCATGCTCTACGTTGTGCATCCATATTATGTAATGACTCAACTAAGGATGGATCTTTAGAGATCTCATATGCAAGTGCAGGTCCGATATCTGATTGTGCGATTGCTGATTTAACATCATTAGGAATAAACTGTTCAGCCATTCCTACAATCTCAGCATAATCTTCTTTGCCGAATGCATCGATTTTCTCTTGCCAAGCGTTTGCTGCTACTTCCTGTTGTTGCATTTGTTGTACATACTCAGCTTGTTTACCATACTCGGTATTCAACTGATCTTGTACACCTTGTTTAACCATATGTGAGATATATTCGTCTTCCGTCATATCATCACGATCAATTTGAGGTTGCTCAGGATTAGCATTATTCTCTTGGGCTGCTAGTCTAGCTTCTAGGTCAGCGATTTTAGATTCATAATCATTTTTCTTTGCAGAAAGTTTCTTAAGACGCTTATCGTAACCATGTTTCAACTTGTCTATCTCTGTAAGTTCTGGTTTCCCTTGATCCTCAGTACTAACATTACCTTCAGGTGACTCGTTGACCAAATTCGTTTGTACGGACGTATCTGGATTTTGATTAGAAACCTCTGTATTAACAGATGGTTCATTATTCGCAGGAATGTTTTGAGTCGCTGCTTCGACTAGTTCTGTTCTTGCTGTCATATCCTTAACCGCCTGAGTTTTATATGTGTGCGTTCACATAGTTTGACTTGCTTTACTAATAGATGTTTATATAACTTGTAAATAAAAATTATTTTTATTCACATTTTTATTCACATTTGTTAATATATTTTATTCTATTCACAGTTTATTAACAAAAAAGATGGGGTATTACCCCCATCTATTAACATTATTCGAATATTATCTCATCTTCATCATCAAATTCAATTGACTCAACTAGTGATGGATCTTTAACACTTGGTGATACAACAGGTCCACGTACAACTGGTACATAATCCTCACTACCCGGTGCTAATTCAATTGGATCAGTTACTTCTGTTACATTACCAATGATATCCTTAGCTACATTCATCATATCTTTAGATGCATCAGCTTCAATCTTCTCTTGAAGTCTTTCATCTTCACCAGATTGTTTGATACGCTCTTTAGCAATGTCAGCTTCAGCTTTGATAACTGTATTGATAGTCTGAGTTTTATTCTTCTCACTATCAGCAATCGCTTCTGCTTGTAATTGACGAACTATTCCTTCAAGATACTGAATCTGTTGAGATTGTGCTTGAGACTGTTGATCAGCTTGTGCAAGTAATTGTTGTACTTGTGGATCAACTTCTTTATTACCTTCTTGTAGCTCTGGTGGTAACATCTTTTTCAAACGATTAGATATTTCACGTGAACCCGGAGCATCTAGATTGTCAATGAGAATATCACCGATCATAGGTGCTTTATCAGGCATTAATGACATAACATTCATGACATTCATAACAGCTTCTTGTTTCTTAGATGCTAATGCTGGACCACTTGAGAATACTATATCAATATTCTGTAGTAACTCATCTGTAATAACTTGTGATAAATTAACTGGTACAACAGCTTTGTTACCATCTTCTGATCTCACTGTAATTTCACGAGTTGTATCATATACATATGGAACTAAATGTAAAACTACACGTGTACATTGCTCTATTGAATGCTCTAAGTTCTGAATATATTGTATAGTACTTAGTTCACCTTCTGTATTACGTAGTCCAACAGCCATTCCACTTTCATTAGAAGTCTGCATTCCACCTAACATATTATCAAACATACCTAATGTACGTCCCATGTCTTGAGATGCTTGGTTACGTGATGCAATGAATCCTTGTGTCTGAGCACTGTTATCAGCTCTATATGGAGCAGGAGCTGGTGTACCATCATCTAATGCAACTGGTGTATAAGTAAGCTTTGAATAGTTCTTTTCATTAGCGTCATCCCACTCTGGGTGATTCTCATCTTGTCCTTCCACCATGATCCAAGGTGCTTTTGGTGAGTTAGCTACTAATTGAACTTCATTAGATGCGTACATATTGATCATATCTTGAGATGCTTTACCCCAATGAACTACACCAGCTAAATGAATGTCAGAGTTCTTGTATAGATTCAAATGATCACCATATACTGGAATCAATGGAATGAATGGAATTGGTAATTCAACTTCACTGACAATCTTCTGTCCAACGAACTTGATAACCTTACATGACTTGCGTGAGATATCACGTGATGCAACTGCTATCTTACCTTCTATTTCAACATCACTTGTTGAACCATCTTGATAAAAGAATCGCTTAACTTTCTTTTCAACTAGTTCATAATAAAGCATTTCAGGTGTAGATTCATCTGGGATATCACGTTCCCAACGGTCAAATATATTGATACCACCAATTGATCCACCCACATCATCACCATAGAGTTCTTTAGCTTCTTGGGTGTCAATATATGTCATATATACACCAAACTTGGCATCACTACCATCGGTTTGTTTCGAGTGTGGATCAATGAATATAGAACCAGGGTGTGGAACTATGTCAATATAAATCTCTTGTTCCATTGAATAATCATCTTTGAAACGTGTACCTACTTTGATCCATCCTAGACCAGATGCAACAGCATTGTAAAATGCCTTTTCATATGCTTCTCTTGAACGTGATTTACTTTCAATCTCACGGATTACACCAGAGATTAACTCTGTTAGATCTTCGTCAGGTGTCTCAACTCGCATACCCAGTGGATTCTTACGGAGTGGATTGACAATTCTGTTAATATATGTCTGGATCATTGGTATAGTCATCACTGGCATACCATTGTTCTCACGCTCGTTACGAACTGATTCATCCCACTGTTCACCTGATGCGTATTCTAACTGATCTTCAATGTAGTCATATGTTTTAGAGTGGTATGATGACAGCTTATCTAATCTGCTCATTACTCTACTTCTCAAATTAACTTCATCTTCAGTTAGATTGCCGTATGATGGAGTTTTTGAATTAGTTGGGTTGTATATTTTCGCCATATTTAATTTATCCTATAAATTTACGTTTACTTCTATTACTTGGTTTACTGGTTGGTGTACTCTTTTTCTTAACTCTACGTGAGAATGTAAGAGATAGTGCATCACCCACGTCAGGAGACTTGATATTATCTTTACGCAAGTCTTCCTTACTCGTCAACATTATCTTATTCTTTGAGTTTATAAAATAAGTGATGGTTGTTAACTCATTAAATTCTTCATTACCTTTTGGTATAGATCCACTCGATGATAACCAATTTCTCATTAAGAACCATGACTCTGCTCTTGCATTGCCATATCTAGTATCTTTAGACATTGGCTTATATGCTCCATTGTAATCAATGACTTCACATACGCCTTTCAACTTGATCTTTAAATGATCTAATACACCAGCTCCTAAACCTGCTGCATCAACAACAAGTACATCAACTGAATGTTTGATAACGAAGTTGATAGCATTTGATTCTGTTTCAACAGTTGAAGCACCTTTCCACACCTTGTGATCAACAATTATATCACCATGTCTAAGTAAGATACATGAACGGTCATCACCATATCTTGCAACGTCCAGTCCAGCTATCCTTAAATCTTCAGGCTCTGGTTCAAATGGTGTACGATTACGTGCTTTATGTAGATCCTGTGGCTGTATTACTGCACTTGAGTTACCGAAGTCTTCAAACGATGCATCAAGTTCTTGTCTCATAAGTGCTTCATCACCTTGATAATCCTCAAGTAACTGCTCATAAAATCCATTTGGTAAGAACACATTCTCTGTAGTCTTCTGGTGAATGAAGTGAGTATTAGGACGTTCAGATATATCGTATATCCAATTGTCTGTACCACGTGGTGTAGTAGTGATAAATGTCTGCATCTTATAACCGGGTCGTCTCAAACGTCCTTGAACAACCTTATACACATAGTTGTTATATAAAGCTGCTTCATCAAGTATTGCCATGTCTGCTGTAATACCACGAATGTTCTCAATAGAATCTGCTGAGAATCCAAACACTTTACCACCCGAACTAACTTCAATAGTCATGTCAGCTTTATTCAATGTGAATGAAATGTTATATTCACGTAGTCTTTGTAATATCTCTTCAAATAATACTAGCTTAAGTGACTTATATGACTGTGCTAAAACAATGATATGCCTACCTTCAGTTAGTGCAAGCATAGCTTTAAGACTGGCAATGTATGATTTACCACTACCAATCCCACCTAAATACAAGACAACTTTTGTCGTGCTTTGTAGGAACTCAATCTGCTTCTTTAATAACTTATGTGACATTTATCTCTTCAGTTGTTGTAATGGATCAGTTATTGTACCACCAGCTATGACATTCTCTGTATTAGTTGACATTGTATTACCAGTTGCTGAACCACCAGCTAGATTAAACATTGCTGGATCTATCATTGCTGGATTATCATACGGACCCATACCCTGTGGCATTGGCATTGGTAGCATAGATGTAGTCTCTGAACTACCACCTTGACCACCCATTACACCGGACAATTTCAACATATCATATGTATTGTCTCTAAATTGATTGCTTATAAAATCGTATTTATTCATCTGGTCTATCTTCCTCAGTCGCTTCAGAGAATGTTATATTTACATTCATATCTTGCTGTTTAACTTCTTCTTCTTTAGGTTCTGAACGTAGTTTTAAAACATTCTTTGCAACTAGTGCTAAAAGTGCGGTGTTACACTCTGCGTCAGTAAATGCTGCGTCAAGTAATTTCTCTTCAACTACTTTGTTACGCATTGAAAAGCCGATGTCTTTAGCCTCACCGAACTCTGGAAAGTCACTAGCCCACTTATTAATTGTTGATTCTGCTACACCGATAACACCGGCAAATGTCATGAATGATTTACCAGTCGACATGTGTTCTATCACATCTTGACAGTATTTTTTCTTGTATTTATAATGTGCTTTAGCCATATATAATCTCCTATAGTAGGTGTTTATAACAATTTGTTTTATTATTTACCGATTTAAGACAAAAAAGGAGCATACGCCCCTTTCTTATAATATGTTTTATGGATTGATATATGAGACTTTATAGCCGTAAGCTTGACCTGTTGTGTTATATACTTGCATATTATTCACAACTGAACCTAACCTACTGTATACTGATACTTTTTTACGATCCTGTATTTTAGCAATGTACTCTGCTGCTGCACTTAGACTAGTGAAAGTAAACTCAATACCATCCGAATCTACTAACTTAGTTGCTTTAGGCTTTGGTCCACTGAAGTTATATCCACGTCTTTTGAATTCAGTACGTGCAATGTTCTCTTTACGGGTTAACAACTCTAAGTTACTAAAGTGGTTATTAGATGGATCATTATCAATGTGGTGAATCACCATCTTTGAACCACTACCAGTCTCAAGTTCTGTACCAGTGAATGCTTCATATACTAAACGGTGGACAAGAATTGTCACACGTTCTTTCTCTTCTGTATAGAGTACATAAGCGTAATATCCACGTTTACGTTGTAATAATTGTGGTTTAAGAAATTTACCATTCTTTTCACTCCATACTCTACCTTCATTGGATATCTTATATGAAGGAAATTTAGGGTGAATGATGAATAGTTCGTCTTGTGAGTTTGCTAGTTGTCCTTTCTTAGTTTGTGTTTGCATGAGATTATCTCCGTTAGTTTGTTGTTCTCATACAGTGTTTATAATAGAGTTATACTAAAAAACTTTTTTTCTTTGTTTTTTACGTTGAAATGTGAAAAAACTTGATATTATGGTTATATCTACATGTTTACAGGTACAAAAAAACCCACTCATTGTTGCGGCAGAAGCGGCTAGAGTGGGAAAAGCTAATATTGTGAGAGAACGAACAGAGATATAATATTAGCTTTATTACGTCAGTTACTGTATATATGATTCAGATAGTGCTATATCATACATAGTGCAATGATCAGCAGGGAAGGTCCAAGAATCAATAATGTCGACATCTAAGTACTTACTTACTGTGTAATATTGATCAGAATCTACTTCACATATACAACCATTCTTAAGGTGTTCTATTAAGCCATCAACGATAGAGTCTCCTGTACCAGTAAACGTCTTTAAATTATCTCCTATACGGTCACAGATAATATCTATGCACGTATCTATAATATATGTTGTAATTAGTGTTCTCATACCACTCGTTTATAATAACTAGTTGACAAAATATCTTTTTATTGTTATTATATAGATAACTGTGTAATTACAGACTTTCTCCATTCCAAAAAGGCTCCTATAAT